TCTGTATCGCGTTGACCGCATCCACCGCCGATTTGATGACATCCACCACCGGCCCAACCGCCGTCGCAAATGCCGCCGCCGCGGCCCTGGCTTCGCCGCTCATCCATCCCGCCACACGACTCAGTTGCAGCACCATGCCCGCAATGCGCTCGGCGATATACCGCATCTGACCGCTTACGTCAGCAACGACGACAGTCTGCACCGCGTTGACCGCATCCACCGCCGCCCGAATGAGATCGGATACCGGTTCGATGTTTTCGGCCAGTGTGCGAGCATTGATGGTGGCAGCAATCACCCCCGTCACCAGGTCGGTCAACCCGTTGGCCACCCCCGGCGCCGCCTCCTGCGCGCCTACCAGAATGCCCTCCACAAGCGGTCGGCCAACCTCGTCCGCCATCACACGGCTGGGAGACTCGATACCCATCAGACCCTTCAGCCAATCGATCACCGCGGTGATGAGTCCGCCTATCCACTCGCGGAACGAGTCCCACAAATCGCTGACACCCTGGCGTATTCCGTTGACAATCCCCTCGCCAATTGCCCAGGCCGCTTCGACAACAGCCTCTACCATGTTGCCCAAGAACTCGACAACGGCCTCCAGGAATTTCCCCAACGCCGGCCCAATCTCCGGGATCAGCACGTTCGCTACCCAGTCGATCAGCGCCCACGCCAGTTTGACCGCTTCCCGCACCAGGGTAGGCACGCCTGTGCCGATAATCCAGCTTACCGCCCGACCCAGGAACTTGCCCAGCTCTACCAGCAGTGGCGGGATGGCCTTCGCGACCCAGGCGACAGCCTCTGCTGCCCAGGAGAGAAATGCACTGATCCATCCTGGTAGTTTGCGGCCCAGTTCCTCCAATAGCCCCCGCACAAAATTGCCCAACTTTTCCAACAGCGGTGGCACAGCATCGACGAGCCATTGCCATGCCGCCGCCGCCCATTCGGACAATTTCGCAGCCCAGCCAGGCAACCGGCGCCCGATGTCTTCGAGAAGGTCTTGCACAAACTTGCCCAGTTTCTCCAACATAGGAGGTACAGCGTCAACGAGCCACTGCCAGGCCGCCGCCGCCCATTCTCCGAGCCGTTGAATCCAGGTTGGGAGATTCTGTTGGACGTAGCTGATGATCGATTGGATAACCGTGCTTAGCTGGGTGCTGATGTTGGTCCAGGCTGTGGAAAACGCGGTGCGGATCGTATCCATCCCTCCGGAGATATCGCCGCGTATCACCTGCATCGCCCCGGAGATGATACCCTGGATTGCCGTGAAGACCTCGACCACAATCCCCTTCACGAAAGTGAACGCGACCCCTACCGCATCCAGAACCGGGCGAATTGAATCAATCGTGATCGCCCCACTGGCAAACGCCGCGGCCAACGCCGCAATGCCCAGCACGATCAAACCGATCGGCCCCGTCAGCACGGCGAATGCCGTGGTCAGTGGCCCGATGAGCATCAGCAGCGGCCCCGCGACGGCGATCACCGCCGCAACCGCTACCCCCGCCTGCAGCAGCGCAGGATTGGCCGAACTCAGTTGTCCAACGAACGCTCCGACTTGTGTGACCAGGGCTGTCAGTTGAGGCAGAAACGGCATTACGGCGTTCATCAAGGTTGTCTCCATCGAGGATCGGAATCCTTCGATTGCCCCGCCGAGACCCTGCATACGCGCCGCGGCCAGCTCTGCCGCTGCCCCCTGCCGCGTCGACGCGCCTTCCATTTCGCCGAAGGCCGCGCTGCCGGCCATCATGACGATGTTGGCAGCACGTACCGCATCAGTGCCGAAAATCGTGGCCATCGCGCGGTTGCGTTCTGCCTCCGACAGCGCAACGGTCCCGCTGTGTGCAGTCCCCTGTGCGGCTTGGAACTGCGCGATCGAATTGCGAGCCGAGTCGTAACCTTGCACCGCGCGGAACAGCTCGAAGGTATTGCCGCCGAGGGTGCGTCCAAATCCATCCAGCGTACCATTTGCCGACACCCACTGCTGAATCAGCCCGCGCATGGTGTCTGCGGTCATCCCTGTATGAGCTTCGGCCACGACCAACGCACGTTCGAGGTTGGTCATCTTGCCCTGCGCTGCCTCGGCCGCGGCTGCCATTTCACGTGTAGCACCGCCGATCGTCACCGTCCTGGTCGCGCCGTCCGCCAGCGCCCCGCTGAACTGCTCGATGATTGCCGGGAATGGCAGCATTGCGCCATGAGCGTCGTAGATGTTGATTCCCAGGTCGGCCATGGCCGCCGCCGCCGTGCTGCTGGGCGCCTGTAGCGCCATGAGCATGGTTTTGAGCGAGGTACCCGCGTCGCTGCCCTGGATGCCGGCTTTGGCCATCATCCCGATCGACGTCACGAGCTGCTCGATCGGAATGTCTGCAGCCGCGAACACCGCCGCCGATTGTTGCAGCGCCTGCCCCATTTGGTCGATGCTCGTGCCGCTGGCCGTCGATCCTGCTGCCAGCAAATTGGCGACCCTGGAAGCATCGGATCCCTCCAGGTTGAAAGCATTGAGCGCACTGGCTGTCAGTTCGGCTGCCCGTGCGTTACTCAGCTGGCCAGCAGCGGAGAGTTCCAGCACCCCACGACTTGCCTCGAACACCTCATTGACTTCCAACCCGCGCCGGCCCAGCTCGATCATGGCCTCGGCTGCGTCGGCCGCGCTCGTGCCTGGCAGCGCCATGTCCGCGCCCAACTCCGTTGCCAGCTGCTTCATCCGATCCATTTCGGACGACGTCGCCTGCGACGTTGCCTGAAACACGTTCATGCCCGACTCGAAGTCGATCGCGCTGCTCAACGCACTCTGGCCCAGTGCAAGGATCGGCACCGATACCGGCGCCAAATCCATGCCTGCCTGGCTGATGCGCCGTCCAGCATCGACAAACCCCTGCGATGCTCCCGCCATTTCTTGCCGAAAACCCGCAGCGTCCAACGCCATTTTGACCAGCAACGTGCCCAGGATCGTCATGCCGTCACCTGCTGTACCGCTTCGATCCACCACGGCGCCGCATACGCTTCGATGTCGCCATCCGGCCGCGTCCATTGCTCCGACCCAAGACGCATCTCGCGCGCTTTGGGCGCCGTATTGGCGCCATGCTGCGTGGCAACGTAGTAGGTGAAATCCAGGTCGCCAAGCACGGGTGTGCGGCCCTGGATAAACCGCGTGTCCTCTCCATTGCCGCCATCATCGAAAACTCGTTCGCGCCAGAACTCACGGCGAAACATCATCGTTCCCCCGCACACGTACCCCAGCGTCCGCCGACCCGGCACGAATTGATACAGCCACATCTCGTTTTGCGACGTGTCCCAGCACAACATGGAATCGCACCCGCAAATCCCGTGCGGCCCGGATTGGATCATGCGAACCTGATAGGTCAACCGCCATGGTGCGTGGTAGTCATCATCAGCCCACAGCGCAAGCAACTCACCCCTGGCCATCTCACACCCCAGGTTGATTTTGGCGCCGATACTGTTGTGGCCCATCAGGTGGATGTAGCGGACACGGTTGGTGTCTGGCATCAGATCGCCTACCGGATCGGGGCCGTCATCCACCACAATCAATTCCCGATAGCTGGCCGGGTAATCTTGCTCCAGCCAGCAGCGCACAGCCAGCGGGACCCAGGCCCGCCGGCCGCGCGTCGGCATGATACAGCTTACCTGGATGTTATTCGCCTTCGGACTCAAGGTCTTTGCCTCTCAGGTCCTGGCCGCCAAACGCCACGTTCAGCGCCTCGACGTAGGCCAGCATCACGTCTGGGTCTACCGTTTCGTCATCGTCCGTCTCGTAACTGCTGTTATCAATCCAGGGCATGAAATCCAACGCAGTCACCTCGGACGTGTGGTCATGATCCCGATGCACGTTGGTCAGGATCGCTGCGATGTTGGCCAGCAGTATCTCCTGACGCTCGTGCGGAAACGGCTCGATCGACCGATACGCCTGCCACTCCGACAGCTCTTGCGAGCTGATACGGTCTAGCAGCTCATCCACCGTCATGCGCAGGGCCAGGGCCAGGCGGAAGTAAAACAGCCGGCCTGGCCTGGCCCTCAGCTTTTTACAAGTTGCTCCAGGTCCTCATTGCTCAGCCGCGACAGCCGCCGGGCAATGAAGAACACCCGGTCCAACGCCGCCGCCGGCTGTTTGCCCAGCATCTCGATGTCGTCCGTGCCGAACAGCCGCTGCCCGTCTTCGTCCACGACCGACAGTGCAACAAGCCGGGCACGCGTGTTCTCCAGAGTCACTTCGCCCTGGCGCCCGCCCTGTTTCACGAACCCGGCCTCGAACTGGTCCCGTTCGGCGCCCGTCAGCGCACGGACAATCACGTCCCCGCCCCACTCCGGCACGTTGACGACTTCCGTCTCCAGCTCACGCGGAGCCAGAATCTGTGCACGATTCAATACTGCCATGCATCACCCCTTACGCTAGCGTCGGCTGGCCAGACAACTTGACCGTCACCGACACGCGCTGCGCGCCCTTCACAGGCAAATCCGGCGGAAACTTCACGACGTAGGCCGCAAACGTCCAGGTCACCGTCGAGGCCGCCGGGACCACCAGCTGGAAGTTGCGCAGAGTGCGGTTGACCATGTCTTTCAGGAGGCCCGCGCTGTGCGACTGCGTCGCATTGCCGGGAATCCAGTTGAGGTCAAACGTAACTTCGCCGCCACTGAGAATCGTGCCAATGCTCTCTTCCCAGCCGGCGGTGGACGAATGATTGGTCATCTCCTCCGTAGCAAGTTCCAGCGTAGGGCCTTTGATGTCGCGCACCTCGGCAATCGTAGTGAACGCCTCAGACGTCGCACCATCGCCCAACTTCAGCAAAGTGCCAAACGAGCTTTTCCCAGATGTCATCTCTCAATCCTTTCTTGTTTTTCGTGTCCGCAGCAGATTCTCTACAACGACACGATACCAAACTTCACACCTGCGTTGGACGCGGCGCAGTAGATTTTACCGTCCGTCTGAATCCACCCCGTGAGCTGCAACGGCCCTACAATCTTGTATGCCCCCGCTGCAATGGTCTCCGTTGTGATGTCTTTGGTGCGACCATACGCGTCTGCGGTGGATGTCACCGTGAACGTGTAGTCGCTGCCCGCGGTATTGTGGATCACCATCAGATCGTTGCCGTTGGCGACGAACATGTTCCCGTTTGCCACATCGGCAGCAGTCATCGTCAGCACCACGCCAGCGTGATTGTATGATCCGCCGGCGGTGCTCTTAGTCAGTGTGGTCCTCGGCATCTGTTGTGCCCTCCTTTGCCTTCTTCGTGCCGCGTTTGGGCTCTTCCAGAATCACCTCTGCCGGGATCACCACGTCAACGACTTCCCCCTCGACCACGTTACCAAACCGGTCGAGCACCTGCATTTGCACGACCTGGGGTTTGGCCGGCGGCTCATGCACGTTGACCTGGTGCGCAGTCATTTCGGACTCGTTGAGAGTGTCATACGGACAGAGCCGGCACTGGTACAGCGGCATCTGGTTCCATGTCTTCACGTCGTAGTTCATACGACCTCCTGTATCTCGAACTCAGCCATCACGTCGAAGCGGAACTCCAGCAGTTCGGGGATGTAGCCTTCCGCACCCATCTCGGCATACGACCGTGGACACGTCAACGCTTCCCCGCCCTGGAATGCCAGCAATGATGCGACGATCGCCGCAGCGACGTCACGCCCGCTGCTGTAGCTCGACGCATGAACGTGCAGCTGATAGATCGGGTACGATCGCCCGGTCCAACCCTGCTGGACGTAGTCCCGATTGGTCCCTGACAATCGATACACCACGGCGGGCAGTTCCGCCTCCTGCGGCCTGGCGATCGGATAGATGCGCGTCCCCACCAGCGCAGAGAGGGTAATATCTCTTATCAGATGAGCGTACAGCGCATCACTCAGATCCATTATCGCAACCCCAGCAACTGTTGCAGTGATCCCGTGATTTCCTGGACCACTTCCGCGTTGTTTTCCTGCGCCGCCGGGATCATGTACGGGTGCGGCTCCTGGTGCACCCGGCGCGCATAGATGACCTGGCCATCGACGGTGAAACGCAGCCGCTGCGCTCGCACCGGTACGATATCCCCGCCGAATTCGACCTGTGCCCCGTAGTTGACCGCGGGGCCCAGCTGGATCTCGGCGCTATCGGCTGTCACGCTGCCGCGCTCAATGTGTATCGATCGCCGCAGCGTACCGGTGCGGTAGCGTGCCCGCTCCTTGGCATCGTTGGTAATCACGAGGCCACCGGATTCCAGCGACACCACGATCTGTGGCCCGCTGGCCCGCTGCGCCAAGTTTAGCATCGATCGGTGCAGCTCTTGCTCACCCGACACCGTAACCGTCAGCACGCTCATCAGGTCTCCACGATCTGGCACGTCAGCCGGGTCATCGCATCTTCGCCATCATGCTCGACGGCCAAAACGTCGAAAACCAGACTGTCACAGGCCACCCGCATTTTTGGCGTGATCGTTGGTTGGTAGCTGGCGATCAAGATCGTTTGCACATTGACCGTGTAGGTCAACGCCTCCAGCTTCATCTCCGTCGTGCGCGCCGTGGAAACCGGCGCACGCCGACACACCAGGCCCACCAACCCCGTCACGTTTGCCCACGTGTTGACCACGCCGCCCGCTTCGTCGCGCGTCTCGGTCGTTTGCTGAATCGTGCAGGTCGTGTTGTAGAACATCCCCAACCGATTCAGCATGCGTGGATCAACCAGCGGCCTGGTCATACACCACTCCGCAGCCGCTGGTTCCACAGCCGATCGCGCGCCGAAAACGGGTTGACCACCATCTCGGCATAGTCGAATGCTCCCGTGATCTCCTCGTCGTCTGCCTGCTTTCGCAGCGCCGCGGCGTGCTCGCGCAATGCCTTGGACACTGCAGGCCCGTCCGTTTGGAGATCGAGAAGCTTGATCCGCTTTTGGATCAGCGCCTCGGACGATGCGATCTGGTCCAACGCCGTGGCCGCCGCGCGCTTGACGTTGGTGTCTTCCAACGCCAGGAATGCGTCGATCTCGTCATCGGTGAAGATCGCATTATCCGAGTCGGTGTCCGTTGCCAGCAGGCGCACCCGGCCAGCCGACGTTGACGGATCATAGGTGAACACAGTTAGCTCCCGCTTCCGTTGCTGCCCACGGTCACCTTGGGATCGAGACGGGTCCCACCCAGGATGTGCATCCCCTTGTACCGGATCGCATGCGTGTCAAAGTCGCCCAGGGTCGCATCCAAACCGCCACCCACACGCATCGTGTTCGGAGCCTTCTGGTAGATGCCCGGCGTCTCGTAGCCCACCAGGAAACCCATCTCCAGCGCCGGCCGCCCGTTGTTCGGGTTGGCGAACAGGAACCACGAAGTGTTGCCGTTCGCCGAGCTTGCCACGATCGGGATGTACGGATTGACGCTCAGGGTGACCCGGTTCCGCATCCAGTTTGCGGTGACCAGGTTCTGCTCTGCGGTGCCCGCGCTGGCATTGGTGTTCAGCCACAGCTGCACGGCGTTGAGAATGTTCAACGCCGTAATCTCCAGCGCCGGCGGCACAACCAGCTGAACGGCGTCGATCAGGATCGGCTCGCCGTTTTCGTCAGTCTGCGCAGCCAGAACCTGAAACGCGGTTTGCAGCGCCGCGATGCTCAGCACGGGATTGCTGGTCACCTTGTTGGCATTGCCGGTCGTATACAGGCTGGCATGAGGCCCACTGGCATCTACAAACAGCGTGGTGGCGAAATATTCCTCAGTCCGCCGTGCACCGCGTGCCAGTTCGAGCGGGAGATCCCGGAACGCGTCCAGGTCATCGTTCACGAGCATCTGCCAGTTCAGGCTGAGGCCCTTCTCGTACACTTCGACGCTGTACGTGTAGCCGGTCTCGGTGATGGCGTTGTTCTCACGCACATCGACGTGTTCCGGCTGCAGGTAGGTCGGGTAGTACCGGCCCGATGCCTCGCTGCGTGCAATGCGGCGCACGGTGCGGAAATCGCGCACCAGGCCCCGCTTGCAGTAGTTCTGCCAGGTCGGTGCGATTTCGTTGTACCGGCCCAGCAACTGCCGGTCCAGGATATCCCCCATAAGCAGCGGGAAATCGCTGGTGCTCAGCGCCTCGACCAGGTAGTGCACCGAGCGGCGCCCGCTCAGAACCTCATCCAGGAACGTTGCCGCTTCGGCCAAGCGCGTCACATATGCGTCGCTGGGCTGCCGGCGCATCGCCCGCCGTCCGCTCTCTGCGATAATCGCATCCAGGGTATCAGGCCCCTGGTGCGTCATCTGCCATCGTTGTTCGTCCACGTGTCCTCCTGTTACTCAGTCACTCAGCTGATAAGAAGCATTACCAACCCCGTAGGGCGGGTTACTTCCGGGTGTACTCGATCCACGCGCCGTAGATGTACAACGCATCGGTCGTGTGCGCGCCCGGGGTCAGGCAGATCGACCACGGCTTGGGCGCCGCAGCGATGTCGCCATGCGCAATCGCCACACTGTACTCGGCCATCGCTGTGCCTGTCACAGCGGCAGTATTGCCGCCGGCGTTGGTGTCGCCAATGCCCTCGAAGAAGCCAACGGCAACTACTGGCGTGTCGGTTGCCCCTGCCATCGCAGCCAGGATGTGAACCTCGACCGCCGCCGCATCGTCCAGGTCTGGCGGACTCACCACACTCCAGGTGATCTCGTCCGAGTTGGACGAGGCCCAGGTTAACCGGAGCTGCTTGTCAGTCGCGGCATTGACACGGCCAAGAATCGGCGTGGTGTTCGACGACAGCTCGCCGGCGTTAGACGCCGTCGCGGGGATGTCATTCGTTGCGATCTCACGCGCATCTGCCAGCGGCAGCGGGATGTACCCGGTGGCCATCGTTGCCGTGAGCTTGGCCGCCGTTACCGCATTGGCCGCGATCTTGGTTGTGGTGACGCCGCTGCTGGCGATTGCGCCGCTGCCCGCGGTGGCCAGCTTATACACGTTGATCGTGTCGGTGCTGCCGGAGCCGATCGCCTCCAAAGCGAAGCCGAAGAAGTATCCCGCCTGTTTCTTGCTCAGCTTCGGCGTGTCTGCATCGACGTAGAACAGCGCGTCGCCCACGGCCACGGCGCTGTTACCGCTGTCGTCCACCGCCTTGACGCTGAGGTCTGCCACGAACGGCCCGAAGTGGACCGAGGTGTAGCCCGTGGCGTTGCCCCCATCGGCCTCAGCGGTCAACGCCACACCGCACAGGTTTCCGTAGCGTACCGGGTCCCCGCTGGCCGGCGTTGTCGGGTCAGAGCACACCACCGACAGCTGATTCCCCGGATCGAACACAATGTTTGTTGCCATGCTATTTCATCTCCTCGTTTCCTGTCTATTGACCCTCAGTTTGACCTACCGGCCCGAAGCCGCGATCTTGGCCCCAGCCTCGCTCAGCCCCAGCCGCTGCATTGCCACAGTCAGCTTGGCCTGGCTCTGATCGCCCGCCTCGCCGCTGGCACCCATGCCGTGCACCGGGCTGTTCCCCAGTCCCGCCTGCGTCAGATAGTCCATTTCGGACTTGGCCGCTTCCAGGATGACCGCTTTGAATGACTCGCGGTCCAGTTTGCCATCCACGATCACCGGCTTGCGTGCCAGGTCGCGGCCCAACCGTGCCCGGGTCGCATCCGGCATTTCAACCGTTTGCAGCACCTCGGTCACCATGTCCCCCGCCTCGCGGAACATGAGCAGCTCGGTCAGCCGCGCCACGCTCTCCTTGAGGCTTTCGTTTTCTGCCTGCATCGTTTGCAGGTCTGCGTCTGCCATCTCCACCTCCTGTGGATCGTGCATTGTTTGCGGTCGCACACCCCGCGCCGCCTCGAACAGTCCGACGATTTCCCCGCCGGCGCCCGCCACTGTGACAAAGTCCACCGACTTGCCCGCCACGATCTGCTCGACGATCGGCCCCTGCCGTCCGTCCGCCTCCCCGTGCCTGGCACGTCCCAACGCCCGAATGCTTACGCCGATGTGCGGCGCCAACTCCTGCACGGCTTCACGATACGGTCCAAACACGCGCGCTTTGGCGTAGAGGCCGGGCCCGCGCGGGCCGTCTTCACGGTACTCCGCGCCGCTTACCAGCTCAGCTGCCAGGTCACGCAGAGATCGTTCCGGCCGCTCTGCCTCTTCGGTCTCCGTCGGATGGTCCCAGTACATTTTCATCCCTGGCGCAAAGACCTTGGGACCGTCCCGACGCAGCACGTCAGCCGAGTAGTACCCGGACGATCCCCAGCCAGGCTGGATAATCTTGATTATCGGCAGTGCACCATCACTGGCAACCGCCTCTTCCAGCGGGACCAGGTCCCCCACCAATGTGGTCGATGCTTCGCCCATCTCCCACCGATCGCGGGTATAGAGCTGGGGAGCATCGGCCATGATGCGCTCGTTGTAGCTGTTGAGCGCGTCTCCGATGGCGCCGGAGAGTGTGATGCGCTCCTCGCGTGTCACAAACCCGTCGCCAAAGAGGTCGTCAGCGATCTGCGTCAGTGTGAGATGCAGCCGGCTCTCCAGCCACGCCCCCAGCGTTCCCGCTTCTCGTAATGTGTCTGTCATACTGAACTCCGTTTTCTTTGGTACAGCGCCGTGCATCGGCAGCCGGGGAATCGCAGCGGCCTATCGTGCCCGCTGGGAAATGGTCGATCGATCGGTATCCAACCGGTTGCCTGGTTGTCGCGGCAGCCATCGCTTACCCGGTTGTCCCCTACCGTCAGCCACTTCTTCTCCATCTCCAGGCCCATCTGGGCCATGCGTCGTGCAGCTCCCAGGCTCCCATCCTCGAACGCGTTACCCAGTTCTGTCACCGCAATCAGATGCGCCCGGCTGTCGATGTGCTGCTGTGGCTTACCCACGGCCATCTCGCCGAATTCGCTGATGATCGACTGCGCGATCTGGTTGTAGTTCCACCCGCTGTTCGTGCCGTCCAGGACGATCTGCCGCAACCTGGACCGCGTCGTGTCGTCGACGCGAGTCACCAGGTCAGCCCCGACACGCCTGATGTAGGCCCTGGCTGCCGGGTCGTCCAGGTTGAATGTGATGTCAATGTTCAGTCGCCTGGCCATGTCCTCAGCGCCGATCAGCCACGCCTCACCCGCTGCCCGTTCCGCCGCCTGTCTCAGATCGTCCGATCCCGCAGCCACCGCCACGTTGACCGCGTTGTTAACGCGGGCTGGGTCCACCGGTCCGTCCGGGAAGTTTGCGGCCTCTGCCGCAAACGCATCGCCCTCCGCCCGAAATACCCGCTCCACATCCGACTCGAACTGGCCAATATTGTTCCGTAGCCGCCGTTCTCTGTCGGTTTCCCCCCCGCCCTGCTCAATCAGGTAGTCGAGCACATGCAGGGTTTCGCGCAGCGCCAGCCAAACGTCAGGACCCACGTTCCACCACCACCTGCACCGCCCTGCGCAGATCACGCACCGCCTCAGCCAGTCCCTCATCTTCTTCGGTCTCATCCGCTTCGCCGGTCGGGGACTGGTCCGTCTCCGGGGCATCGTCATCGTCAGTCTCTGGCTGGTCGATCACGACGCCATCGGGGAACATGCGCCCAAGCACCTCATCGATGTCACCCACACCCAGCGCAGACAGCAGCAGCGATGCAATCAGCCGTGCATCTGGCAGCTTGGCCGATGCCTTGATGATTGCATCGATCATGTCCACCGTCGAATGCTCGACCAGCGGTGGGAACTCGACAATGATCTCAGGCGTCACCATCTGACCATCTTCATCCCGCACCATGACCTTCGGCGTCCCGTCGTCTCGGACTGTGACCACGCCCTGCAGCCCGCTGCGCGGCGCCCGCACCATCACCGACAGTGCGTACCGGCACACGGCTTTGAGGATGGTTTTCCACAACTGCTGTCGTGAGGAGAAGCTCAGTTCCGTTGGCCGATCCAGCGATTCAGCCGTGGCAAGCGTTCCCACACTCACATCGCCGTAAAACGTCTCAGGCAGCCCCTGGCTGGCAGCAACCATCAGCAGCAGCCGCCTACCGTCCTCCATCTTGGTCGTGGCGCCCGATGTGCGGATCGGATCGAGCTTGACCCCCTCGCTGCTGATGAAAGTGGCACCTGTTACCGGAGGCGGATTAGTCTCGATGCCCACACCACCGTTGCCGAACGTGGTGGCCAGCGTCGATTTCGCCGCTGCAACCCCGCGTGTCCCGCCTTTGGTCGTGAGGTTGAAGGCAAACCGGCTGTAGGCCCTGGTGATTGTGGCCCAGTCCTCAAGAAACGATTTGTACGCCTTGGCCCAGTCCAGACCAGGGTAGGCCTCGGACACGCCGAACTGCATGTCATCCAGCCCACCCACCGCCACGTGGTAAATCGGCGCGTCCCACATCACTGGCTGACCGCCGATAGTGCGAGGTTTCGACGTCGGCATGTAGCGCCAATCGGGGTAGTACGCCTGCTTGGGCACTGGCATGCTCAGCCCAGATCCGAGATCGAACTGTTTTTCGTTCCAGCTGCGTTTGTAATACCACGGCGTTTGCTGGTCCTGGGGATCGCTGATGATTTCATCGATCTGTGCTGCCGGGATCGTCCGCACGACAACCCGCCCGGTGAGTTTGTTGGTAAAGAGAGCAAGAAACAGATTGCCATGCAGCTGCAAACTTCGCTCTTTGCTCAGCAGCGTTTCGTGCCCGAATAGCCCGACCTGGTTCCGTTCGTCGTCAATGAATTCCTGCAAGAACTCGTTGACCTCTGGGTCACCACACCAAATTGTCACACCCTGAGCAAACACGTAGTCGGCCTGCACCCGCGTCCCACGTCGAATCAGAGGATTCTTGAGATACATGAGCCTGGACAGCTCAGCAATACGCCTCAGTCCCTCACGCGTAAACTCCTGGTCAGCTTCCCAGGATAACCGTGTCCAGTCCTGGTTCTCAAGTGCCAGCTCGAGTTCGTGCAATCGTTCCGTTAGCTCTGCAATCTCGCTCATGTCACCCATCCAATAAGGCCGATTATCAGCCGAGTCATGACGTCGATTTGGTTTCGGTCAGCACCACGTCAGCGGTCCCCCGCTGGCCA